CGTAAGTTGGATCATAGCGTCAAGAGGCGAATCGGAATCTCTAATCCAATCCACAACATATTGCCCTTTGGCTTCCATTACTGCCTTGTCAAACTCTTCTAGCCTACGGCTAAGGAACGCCTCGTCTTCTATGGCATAAGCTAATGCGTAAATGCGTTGCCTTTCAAGATTAAGAAAATCATCAATAGTAGTTATTGTTCCATCTGCCGCCACACGATTACCAGCCGCCACATTATCAGGGACGTCATTAATAATAGTATCAACGCCAAACGACACAGCAACTTTTTCCTTTGCCTCAGCTTTGGCCGCCATTGCATTCGCGTGAGTGGTTAGCTTACTGTTAGAAACAGGTGTAATTGCGGCCTGTAAATTAACTGCCGCAATCGGGTCTACCTGACCAAGCGCAGAGCTATAACCATCAATAATTGCATTAAGCTGAAGCTGAAACTCATCAGCCGACATATCAGTGTCTTTAGCTTCAATACTAAGTGCGCTGATCTCATTACGCGCCGCAATTTCCATATTGGTTTGCATTACGTCAATGGCAGTCTTGCGAGCCTTTTGGTCAAAGATGGTAAAGCCATCCGGCAGATCCGGGTCGAGAGTAACGCCAGTGCGGCTGGCTTCCTCAAGCTGTTTAACGCTTGGCGCAATCTCTGCGCCGTATTTGACGGCCGCAATTTCTGCTTCAGCTACAGCTCGCTTATAAACAAAGTCGGATATAGCGTTTAGACCTTTGCTTATGTTGTCGTAAACCTGAGCCTCTGCCGCGCCAGTTTGAATAAAGTTAACTGACGGCATACTGCCGATTGAAACACCTAGCGGTCTGTAACGTGGTAACTCTGCCATTATCCTAGTCCTGCCGCTTTAAATAATCTTGGATCAACTTGCCCAGCGCCATATCCCATAACTGGTTCAAGAGCTGTTGGCCCACCAATCAACCCAACATTATAAGCTGTCGTTCCAAATGATGTAAACGCCCCAATCATCCCAGCTTTCATAGTTGACTTAGCTTGTTGCATATATTGAGCCGCCTGCATCTCACCACCACGCATTGTGATTATCTCATTGTCCTGTACGGTATAAAGCTCTTGAACGCCTTTAGCCGCCGCATACTTTGCTAATCTTAATGCGCTACCTGAGAATGGGTCAATACCGCCAGATCCAGCCCTCGCCACAATAGCCGCCTGCGTCCTGAGAATGTTATCCATAACTTGAACGCCTTGTGCTTTGTATTTAAGGCTTTCCTGTTTTGCTTGTATCCGAGCCATAGTCGCTTGCGCCGCAAGCCCTCTGGCTTGCGAGCGAGCGGCTTGCATCTGCGATACAGCGCTTGCGGCAGATACCGCTAATTGTAATCCAGCCGTTGCACCCATTTTACTGTCCTGCGCTCACTTTATAATCTATGCCCAAGAGTGTCATCTTGAGCGGTACGGTTTGGCCAATCGTAATCTGACCATCATAATTATAACCTAAAATGCCGTGTAATGTCTTTATTCCTGTAAACTCAGCCACATCATCGTCAAGAACCTCAGAACCAAACCGCCGGAATGGTACCTCTTTGCCGTTGATCGTTAATGCCTGTGTCTCAAACAATTCCGCATTCACCTCAAATATTCTCTTCTTAAGCCCTTCAGAGAGCCGCTGGGTAGCCTTGGCTCTACTGGCAGTGTCTTTACCTCTGGCGTGAAGTTAAGACCGACCTGATAGCTCTCAGACGCCGCCGTAGCAAACGTGATCGTAAACGGCGTTGCAGGCACAGTTTGATCCGGCTCCACAATCCCATCACGAATGATCTTAACTGTTTCAGCTTCGAGGTGATCCATTGTGACAGACGCCGCCGCGCCACCTGTTTTGGCGCAGTCAAGCAATACTGTGCTATCAAATAGTTCGACATAATAAACCGTGCTACCATTGACCGTGCGTTTGACCACCACATAGATATCATCAATATCAACCCCGACATTTATAAACTCTCCATCGGTTGTCCATTCGCTAGGCGCGATGACATTCTGTGATCTCAATAGTGTATAACACGCAATCGACCCATCGTCACCATTTACTACCAAGAGGCGGTCACCCTCATCAGTACCAGTAGATTTACGCACCGCCATTTCTTCTGGCGATTTCAACAGGTGTGACGACAGCAACGAGATCTTAGCTGATGTGTAGGCGTTCTGCGTGTCGGTAAACAGAAACTCTTGCAACGCCTTGCCCTGACGTTGGACAAAGATGGTGGCGCCATCCACGTTCTGCAACCTAATGCCCGGCTTGATACCAAAGCCAGTCTGTTGTTTAACGATGAGATTGCTAGGCGTAATCGGTTCATCCAGAGTTTGAGGCACATAAAACTCACCGCCTGTCGTAAAGACTTGCAGATGGCGGCCAGAGAAAATATCGACAATGGCGTTAAATGTGCCAGTATCTAATGTGGCTTCAACGCCATCATCGTCCAGAGCTTCGCCCGGATTAAAGTTAAAGAAATCCGACACCCGGCTACCGAATAATGTTGATGGCCTACTGCTAGTGCCGCCAAAGTATAGTCGGCCTTCGTGGAAAGTCACCGATCTTGGATAGCCCCTTGTGGCTGACCATACATCTTCGTAACCGTGTTCTGTCTCAAACTTTCCAGCCGTTATGGCGCTGGTGTCAAAAAATGGAATTTCGACATACGCCTTGACCTCAGTGTCGCTAACGTATTCTGTCACCCTAGCGCGGCCGAAGCCTGACAAAACATTGAAATACTCATCCACCATTGCCGTGCCAAATGCCTTGACCGAATACTGGCTAGTGCCGTCCGGCGCTGTGTCCCAAGCTGGGAACACAGTCAGCACCTTAGTGGACGCTACATAATCCTCAACGTGCCTGACTTGGCCAACGCCAGTGCCAGCCGTGATTTCAATAAACATACCATTGGGTTGATCGTCAGACCCATAGCTTGATGCCGCCTTTAGCGTAATCGTGTTGCTGGTGCCGCCCTGAGCTGTGCCGTTGTCGCTAGTCACGCTGGATGCGGTGATAGTGATGTTGCCGCTGGTCGCTGACGGCGTGATAGTATATTGCGGCTCATGCGTGTCTAGGTTATACGCATACTTAGGGATGTGGGTAAATGTGATTGTGCTGGCTGTCCACGATGCGTCAGTTGCGCCACGCACAATCTTGAGCGGCGCCAGACTTTCGTGAACAACGATTACGGTGTCGGCAGACTGCACCCAATTCATTTCCGGCAAGATGGCGCTGGTCAATGCGGCCACAGTCAAATAATCATTGCCTGACCCATTGATGTTAGTGATGAGCGCACCATCCTTAAACACATACATCTTGCCGGGTGTGAACACCAGCATATAGCTGTCTGTCACACTAAACTCAAATGATACCATTCTGACAGCAGTGCCAGCCCCACTATCCAGCTCGGCAATAAACTTAGTGCCATCCCGGCGCTTGGCACCGCCTTGCGGCTGGATGCTGACGTTGCGAGCTGTCGTTAAGCCAGATCCATACTGCGTGATGTCAGTACGAGCGCGAAGCCTCGGATCTAGCTCGCCTGCGGTAAAATCATTTTGGATCTGGATGATGCGGCTCATATTAGAACCTTATGTCAGATATCGGAAATTCCTGTATGCTTTGGGCTGGTTTGTCGATGCCATCAATATTAATAGCAACGCGAACCAAACCGCCACGCATATTATCAGATGGGGCGCCATAGGCTTTCTGGTGATAGTAGTCAGCTTTGGTGAGCTGATCAGTAATTGGCTCGGCAAACTCTGCCGCCAATGCTGTTTTCAATAACCGCACAAAATACGGTGGGAAATCGGTAGGCTCTGGCCGATATTGATAATCAATATAGACAGTCTCTAAGTTCGTGTATAAACCACCAGCATAGATCTCATAATCACGCACCGAGCGCTCAGAGATTGCGCTGGTGGGAAAGACTGCCTTTGGCAAGCCAAGACGATCACCCGGCAACTGATACTTATATTTCCATTCGTTGATCGGGGTGTCTAGCAACTGGGCAAGCTGTACCTTCTTTAATGTCCAGCTATATGGGTACTGCATCAGAAGAGTGTCGCGCACATCGTCATAAAGACGGTCTGCAACCTGAGCCTCATCTGTGCCATCAGAAAAACTTGAAAGAGGTGATGCGCCAAGCATAATTAGCGCATCGGAGCAGATTGATAGTTTTGTGTCGCCAGAGGCCATAGTCTACTCCTAGTGAAGGAAGGGGCGACCGAAGCCGCCCCGACCAATATTAGTCGCTGTCAGTTACCACACCGATAACCGTGCCATTTGAGCAATCAACAACGCCTGATGCGTTTGATACTACAATGTGCATAGTTACTGTGCGAGTGCCGCCAGTTGAACCGTGAACAATAATCATGTCACCGACTTTTAGTGTGTCGGCAAGATCATTAAAGTAGCCAGAAGCGTCAACGTCTGTATGTGCATCAGCAGTCGTGTACACATATAGGGCCGGGGCGTTACCAGCTAAAGATTGTCCACCTAATGGGCCGAAGCCAGCTTGTGCGTATGCCATCAGTTAGCTCCTCTCTATTCTGTTGCGCTGATCTTGACAATACCTTCATCGTCAATGGCCACTGCACCAGCAGAGAACATTGAAGACACGAGGAAGGATGTCTTTTCAGCTACATAGTTGATTTCTGAACGCTGGTTCATGCCAATGCCCATCCCTACTGCATCGCGGTGGAATGCGAAGCAAGTGCGTGTGGATGGAAGTGGCAAGCCACCTTCGTCACGATCACCAAGAGTAACAAAGCGGAAACCGAGGAAAGTGTCGATTTCGCCCTGCACCAGTGCCTTAACGCTGGCGAAATCAGAGCTGGTCAGCTCAGTTTCGTCAAGCAGTGAAGACAGGCCATTGGCGTGGATCAACATAACGCGGCCTTCGGAAGGTACGTTTTTGGTGTCCAGTGCTTTCTTAGCGGCCAACAGCTTGGCAAGGTTCATATTTGAACCAACGCCGCCAATGTCGGTGCCAACGGTTGATGGTGAGGAAGCCGCGTTCAGTGCGTCAATGACGATCTGATCCATACGCCGGGATATCGCACTACCCACAACGGTGACTAATTCCCGCCTCTCGTCAAAATTGACCTTGGCTTGGTTGAAGATATCTGAATATTCAGCGGCGATGTAGTCGGACATCGTAGCTGTAACCTGTGAATAGGTTACGTTCAGAGGGGTGACGTCTGTCTGCGGTACGCGGACAGTTGCGGTGCCTTTCCCGATCTTCGGGAATTTTACCTGATTGCCTTCGACATTTGAACGCTCACGAACAAGTCCAGCAAGGGCGCGATTTGCTTGGTACGCCTGCTTGACTTCCGCATCGAACATTTGAACGAAAGCATTGGAAATGCCTACTGCCATTTCTCTATCCTTTCATAAAAAGTTTAATACAAGATCGCGTCAGGTATCCGATGCCGGGCTGTCACTTGGGCATAAACGCTACGCCCCCAAACGTGTGCGACAGGTCGAAGCTCGATTGTCTGTCAAGTCAAAATATAATGGAAAAACTGGGGCGTGTAAACACCCCAGTTAATTTACATAGCTTGATAGTCCTGAGTGCCGTAAACCTGTTCAAACATCTTCTCCACCTTTGCCCGGTAGATCGGATCATTGAGGTACTCAGGTTTCGCCACCATTGCGGTTAGCTCATCCTTCGATGGCGCACCTTCCGGCTGTGCCACATCAATCGGAATAGAGCGGTCGCCGTAGTAGCTTCTGATCTTCTGAAGAGCGCGAATGCCCTGAGCGGTGCCGCCCATAATCTTAAACTCTTCAAAGTCATCCTGACCCCAGACGCCCTTGCGTACTAGGGACTGACCCCACTCAGTCATAGACTTGATGATAGCGTCAGCGTTGTTGCCCAGTTTTTTATATTCTTCCTGATAAGAAACCTCAGCCATATCCGCTTCAGCCCCAGCCATATCAACAAACTTGCTGGCCAGCTCTTCAAACGCCGACTGACTAATGCCATTCTCTTTTGCCCAATCCTTATAGGTGTTGAACAGCTCATCATCTTCTGGGATGTTGGCATCAGCAAATGCGCTAACGTCATACTCTTCTGGTGCCTTGTGTTTGCCTTGGCTAAATTTCTTTTGTAATTCAGCGTAGCCTTTGGCGAGATCTTCGCCTGTCTTGAATTTTTCCGGCAACCATTCTGGCCGCTCGGCTTCGGTGGTTTGTTCAGCCGCTTGTGCTTCTGCATCTGGCTGAATATGGGAAATGCCTGCCTCTGCCTGCTGGTTATCTTCGCCTTCTGTTTCCAGAGTAGCGGAGGCCATCAAGCCTTCGGTTTCATCACTCATAAGTGTCTTGCCCTTTTCATTCTGCGTTCGATCTCTCGAACAATACTGTTTTGACCCTCTCTAGCCCAACCGTGCGAGGCGTCCTCGCCGGGGTACCAAGTGGGTTGCTCAATCGTTTGCGATCTCAAATGTTCCAATAATTCTTGGCCATCCTCTGACCCAAACACGCGAAGATACAAACGATCAACATCATCCTTCATATCTTCCACGTTCTTACGCAACTCAGGCTCAACCGTCCTGAGTGCTTCCCAACCTTCAACGTCCATTTAGATAGCTCCCTCTGGTGGCATCTCACCGCCTTCTGGTGGCAACATTCCCTGTTGCTGTGCGGCGGCTTGAGCCATTTGCGCCGCCATCTCAGCGGCTTGTTGCCGCTCTTGCGGCGTAGTGCGAAGATCGGCAGGAATGCCCATCTTGTCTGCGATGTAATCTGGGATGGCTGATGTGCGAACCGCCATTTGCCCATCCGGCCCAAGGCTGGATGAGATCTGCGCCCACTGCATAATCTTCTCAATGTCGCCATAATTCTGCGCCTGAGCAATTGGGCTGACCGGGGTCACCTTTACCTCTAGGCCATTCACCTTCAGCGGCATTTCAATCAATCCGCGCTCATCCATCACATATAGGATGCGTGAGATCAGTGGGATCATTGTCTCATTGATTAATCTTCCAAAGGCAGACCCTAGGTTCTGGGCTAGCTCAGATATCTTATGGGACACCTCTGTAGCTGACCGTGCTGACATATTGTCCGGCGGCAGGGTGTCATCCATCATAATCTTTTTGATATTCATACGCAGATCATTAATGACGATCTGGCTAACATTAAAATCACCAGTACGCGGCAATGCTCTGAGGCTTTCACCTTGTGGGCCGCCATTACGAGCCACAGGAATAATTGCGCCGGGTCTAATGCTTACCGCTTGTGGGTTCAGCACACCATCGTCTGCCGCTGTATATACCCCGGCGATGCTAATGCTGGCATTTTTCAGCAACAGCTCTAGCGTTTTGTTTAGCGTTTTAACATCAGGGATAGCAGTGACCAACGGCCCACGGCCATATACCTCGCCTGCCACCTTCATGTATCGCGCCACAATCCACGGGCTAGATTTCATCTTGCGCTCTAGCATTGTCTCTTTGCCTTCCGGCCAGATCACATAATAGCAATACTCACCCTCATCAGCTTCATAGATAGTGGCTTCTAGCAATTCGATCTCATTGGTTGGGTGTTCATCAATGATGCGCTGAAGGCGCTCTGGGATCTCGATGTCAGGCCAATGCTGGACAATCGCCTCAGCTTTCAATCTCATCCGGCGATAGATGTTATCAACCTTGCCGTGTGCGCCTTCCTCGAATGCCACAAGATATTGCGGCACAGCGGTAAAGCGAATTGGCGTCACTTCGTCACCGGGCTGAACCAGCATCACGGCAGTGCCAACCGCCAGATCCAACAGAAACTCACCCATCGCCAGATCAAAGTTTGTTTGACGCAGTAACGAAAACATTTTGTCTGCGTAGATATCCAAGGCGGCTTGCGCCTCTAAGCGCCGAGCCGCCGGGATATCGGAGCCGGGTTCTAAGCGGCACCAGTTAGAGTAGGGTGGAAACAAGCCAGACTGAATACGATTAGCAAAACGCTGGGTGCTGTTAATTGCGGTACTGTCAAACACGCGAGCCATTTTGTTCTGACCCGGTGAACCGCCACCTTCATAATAACCGTCATATAGATTGCGTTGTGGCAAAGCAAACTCATAGCAATCTTCATAGATCTGACGCCAGTTATCTTTCCGGCGTTGTGCCATTTCGTATCGTTTCAAAATGCTTTCTGGTGAATAGCTCATGTTTTCCTATGCCTCTGTGCAAAGTTTCTGGCGGCCTCTTTAGAACCAAAGCCCCAAGCTCTTAACGCTAGGGCAAGTCTGGTTGGCCTACCTTTGCTGTCTTTCATGTCGCCCTTCATGCCAGCAAATCTAGCGGCGAAAGACACCCGGCGCGGATTGGTGCCGGACTTTACTGGTGCCTTTAGATTGCCGCCTTCCTTGCGCTCAAAGTGTCTGCGGCCTGCTTCGTTTAGACCGCCGGATGGGTTTTGATGCTTTTTTAGCGTCATGACCTAGCGGCTCTCATATTGTCAATAAGATTAGGATATGGACGACCAGCTTTCTTGGCGGCTCTCATAGCGGCTCGCTTTTTCGCTGGTGACAGCTCTTTCGGCTTGCCTAGATCTTTTGGTCGTTTTTTATCCCAAACCTGTTTCATTTCTTTTTACTCATCCCAGCTTTAGACATTGCAATGGCGATGGCTTGCTTTTGTGGTCTGCCTTCACTCATCAGCGTCCTAATGTTTCTGCTGATTTTCTTTTTCGATTTGCCGGAATAAAGAGGCATAATGATTATCCTAGTGTGTTGCTCTGGTCTTGATTAACGATTTCCTTAGTTGGGCCAAGTGTTGTGCCACCTATCAATGAATATTTGCCACTACTTTTGCGAGATCTTAGTTTTGATGCCGCCAACTGTTGAACGCGAGTAACACCTGTTGGCTCTGGTGGTGCCACTGGTGGTGGTGGTGGTGCTTTCTTTTTGCCGCCGCCAAATAAACTGCCCATATTACGCTCCTAAAGTTGACTTGACGCCAGTCTGCGGCGTTTCACGTTCCATTGACAATAACAAGCGCTGGCCGCCTATGCGCCGCGCTTTTTTCCTCGCGGCAATCGCCGCCGCCTTCTGAGCCTCTTCAGCTTCAAGACGTTCCTCTTGCCGCTTCTGCGCCGCAACTAATTCTGGATCTGGCGCTGGCGGTCTTGGTGTTTTCAGAAATGACATCAGCATACCTCGCTAACATTTCGTGATCATCGCCATTTGGGCCATAACCAACTAATAAACCTTCACGCCGGAATTTTAACGCATTTGCATACCTTATGGCAAGCCCATCATTTACATTAACAGTTATCTGTAGTCTATGCAATTTTAGATCTGCCATCGCTATGTCGAAATAACGCATTGCGCCGCGTAACATTTTGACCGCGTGACCTTCAACAACCGAGGTGGTCAGCATCCACGCCTCACCTACGCCCGGCCACAAACTACAAATCCCAAAGAAACACGCCATCCTGCCGCGATACATCGCTGTCCACGCATGAGGCTCATTGCTGTACATCTTTAACACATCAACAAAGTTTGGGATTTGCTTAAAGCATTGGCTTGAGTGATGCCTCAGCTTGACGTTCATCGGGTGCGCCCAATGAAATTTAACAAATCTTACATCTGACCCATTGACTATTTCGCGCATCGGATTATGTTAATCACTATGGATTCCTCCCCAACTGCCCCGGCACTAGCCGGGGATTTTTTTACAGCTCTTCGATCTCGGT